TGGACTTATAAGGATTTAGATTTAGCTATCGAAAAATACAACTTATTACACTTAAAAGAAGAGGTTTGCAATGGCTAAGGAATTACCATATTTTAAATTTGAACCTTCGGAATGGTTAGAGGGAGAAATACAGGTTTGTTCTGACACTTCAATAGCTTGCTTTGTAAATCTTTGTAGTGGTTATTGGTTAAAACTTGGCGAAATAAACTATGCATTTGCATTGCATAAGTATTTTAGAAAAGATGCAAGTGTATTGCAAGAGCTAATTAATAATAAAATTATATCGTTAATTGATGATAAAATATACATTAGTTTTTTAGATAAACAATTAAATGAATTTAAAGGAATAAGTGAAAAAAGAACCGAAGCGGCCAATAAACGCTGGGGAAATAAAGGAAAAGATGCAATTGCATTGCAATTGGAATACAAGAGCAATGCTATAAGAGAAGAGAAGATAAGAGAAGAAGAAATAAAAAAAGAAATAATAACTATTGATAGTCGCAAATTAAAATTTGCTCACACCCTAAAACCATTTGTTGATTTATACGGTAAAGAAATGATTAGAAGCTTTTACGATTATTGGACTGAACACGGAGAAAAAGATTTAAAGTTTAGGATGGAAAAAGAAAAGTCTTTCGGAATTGAAAGAAGATTAAAAACATGGGCAACGAATAATTATGACAAAAAACCACAAAGCAATGAAGAACTTAACAACCTTACAACAGAAATCAGAAATAGCAACCCGAGAATTTAATTTAAAGAATAGTTTAGCGGTTGCATTTGAACGAACGAATACATCTCCTTTTAATTTAGATAAATTAGTTAGCGATGTTTTAAGTGAGTTTCCGAGAGTTTCAAATGAAGATATTACTTTAGCTTTGCGAAGTGGTTCATTAGGAAAATACGGTAGGACTTTTAAACTATCAACACAGGAAGTTTGTTTTTGGATTAGAGAATATCAAAAAAGTAAAACTAAAAAAAGTTTAATATAAAAATTAGAAATTATGGAATTAATATCAATGACAGATTTTGTTTTAGAGCAAAGAAAAAGAATTTTAAGGAAGATAGATTATAAAGAAAAATTAGGGTTATACGCTAATATAATTTATGCATATGCCAACTTTCTAAAACAACCTTTAGAATTATGGATGTTTGTACCTTGTTTATTTAACGGAGGATATAATGTTGTTATGGAAGAACCTACAAGATATTCTAACGGTGAATATGATAATATTGAAGTTCAACTTTATAACGAAGCAAAAAACAAATGCTTATTCAACGGATTTAAAATTGAATTTTCATCAAACACTACTAATATATTATCTTGTAATGGAAAAAAATATGCTTATAGTGTGAATAATAAATTTCAATTTTATGGAAATATAAAATTAATAGAAGAACTTATTGGAAGCGAAATATGGCTAACTCAAACAGCAATTAAAAAATTTGCATTATGAGTATATTCCCTAAAAGATGGCAAGGTAGATTAATACCATTATATAATATTCCTAAATTTTACATAAAAAATGGGATTATATATAAAACAAACACAAATACAAAAACTAATTAAAAAAATAGGATTATGAGTTGGAAAAGTGATAATTCAGTAAAACGCATTTTTAACACGTTTAAACGATTAAAAAGCCAAATCTTTAATCAAGATATAGAAGCGTTAAAACAATTGAATGACGAGCTTAATTATACGCAAAAATCGTATGTTGTAGATAATTTATTGTTTGCGAAGTTACTTTGTTATGTTGTAAACCAAAATTTACATGGTTGTAGCGATATTAAGACTGCAATTAGCCAAACAAATGGAATATTAAAAGAGCCTTTGAATTATCATTTAGAAGTTTTAAAAACGAATTTAAATAGCAATACAATACAGAATTATCTTTTATCGTTAGGTTTAGATTTGAATCATTTTAATCATAGTAAAAATGATAACGAAACTATTTTAAAAAACAATCAAATTGAAATGATTGAAATAATAAAAAAGCAGTATTCATTTGAAAGTATAGAAAAATCTTTTTACAATACGGCAAATGATTTATTAAAAGAAACCGAAAATTATATATAATTATGAGCTTAGATTTTAACGAATTAGAAAATAACAAAATTGATGCCGAAATAATAGATTTTTTAGCAATACAAAATGAATGTTATGTAGATTTATCGGAAGAAATGATAGCTCCAGAGATTATTTTATCTATTGGAGAGCATGAATATAAACAAAAAATGTACCCAACTGCCGTGATGACTGCTGGAGAATTTAGTGCAATTATAGCGGTTTCAAAAGCTAAAAAATCATTCTTAAAGTCTGCATTTATTGGGTGTTATATTGGTGGTAATTCTAATGTTTTATTTGGTAACATTAAAAGTCATAGAGAACATGACTTTACTATTTTAGATTTCGATACGGAACAGGGAAAGTATTACGCTCAAAGGACCTTTAGACGTGTTCAAGATATAACCGAGCGTAAATATGATAATTATAAATGTTACGCAACACGACAATTAACATCGTTACAAAGATTGCAATTGATTGATTATTGCTTAAAGAATCAGGATAGTTTATACAAAACACCTGTAAAATTAGTTTCAATAGATGGAATCGCTGATTTAGTTGAAAATACTAATGATATTGTAATGAGTAAAGAAGCGAGCGATTATCTTATGCGTTGGACTTATGATTATAATATACACATTACAACTGTTATACATAAATCAGGAACTACAGGGAAACCTTTAGGGCATTTGGGAACTTATGTTTTAAAGAAAGCTGAAAGTGTAATTGAATTAGAAGTAAATGATGATAAAACAATTAATGTTTCAAATCCGTATAGTAGAGGGGTTTCATTTGACTCTTTTAATTTTGATGTGAATAAAGATAGTTTGCCTTATTTAATTGAAGATATTTATTAATTATAAAAAAACAAAAATTATGGTAGAAAGTTGGATTGACAATCAAGAAATAAAAGAAAATAAAATACCTAAAACTAAAAAATGTGATTGGTGTAAAAGTACAAAAAAGGTTGAAGAAGGTTATTCAATAAAAGATTTAGAAACAAAAAAAGTTTGGTTCATTTGCGGTAAATGTAATTTAGAACACGATGTAGTATGAACCATATTATAAAAATTAAACCGTTAAGCGTAAACGAGGCTTTTAGAGGGAGAAAAATACGAACTATTAAGTACGATGTATTTATAAAGAATTGCTTGCTTCTATTGCCTTTAAAGTTAGAAATACCAAACAAAGAAAATATCAAGTTAGCTATTGAGTTTGGTTTTAGTTCTAAGGCTTCGGATATAGATAATTGCTGTAAATCTTTCATAGATTGTTTAGTAAAAAAATACGGAGTTGATGATAGGTTTATATATGAACTACACGTTTTCAAGGCTGTAGTAAAAAAAGGAGAGGAGTATATAAAGTTTAAAGTTTATTGATATGTTAAAATTATGTTAAAGTTATAATTATGTGTTACGTATATAGAATTTAGGCTTATATTTGTACTCAGATAACAACAACAAAAAAATAGAAATTATGACGACAGCTCAATATTTATCAGAAAACAGAGAAACAATAATAAGAGTAATTAAAACTCAAATTTCGTCAAGAAGCACACTTACTTTAAAAGATGCAATGGTTGTTTTTATGAACAAAATGGAGGAGACTAACAACAGCACTACTTTGTCTTACGGTGCTGTAAAAGAAGCTTCAAATGCTCTTTTTCAAACTGGCTCAACTTCTGTTGTTTATTCTAAGCCTTATTCAGAAAGCAATCACGCAAAACAAGTAGCTTATTTTGGAGCTGAACAAGTAAAATCATTCAAAAACAACCTTTAATTTTATAATTATGAAAACGTACACCAATACAGTAATCATCAACGGTCAAAAATTCACAAATATAGTAGAAGCTGAAAATTATAAAGAAGCTTTAAAAATACAAAAAGAACGTAAAACAAAATCTAAAAATATATTTGAGGGTAAATTAACATTATGTTGAAATAAATTTGTTTAATTAAAATAAATTTCGTTAATTTGAACTTCATAATTAATAATTTTTACCCCTTTTAAAGTTTGGTTAGTGCTTTTTAAGGGGTTTTTTTTATTATAAAAAAATTAAATCTACGGGTCGGGATTAAGTCGACGGGTCACTATTACGTTGACGTATCGGGATTTAATCTACGGGTCGGGTTATTAAAAATATAAATCATACTCTTTGCCCATGTAGGGAGTTCTTTAGATGGTGCAGTTTGATTCTTAACACTAAATTCAGTTAATCCAATAATTAAAGCAATATCTCTGTTTTTTAAACCTAGATGATTTTTAAGTTCTTTAAAATCTTTATGAGTTGGTGTTTTCATATTATTTGAAATAATTAATTCGCGATTTTACGTATTCGGAAATAGAATCAACTTCTGATTCTGAAACAATTATTTGCTCGCCTTGTAAATCATTTGAATCTAAAAAAGATTCGAAATCTTTATCACTTACAAAGTCGTTAGTAATAATAACATTAATAATCGCTTTGGCGTTTTCAACATCATTATAACATTCAAAATTAGAAAAATTAGCTTGATGGTCAGCAACTCTTAGAATAACACCGTCAATATCAGAATAACAAGAATTAGCTCTTGATGTTTCGTTACTTGTAATTTCTTTAAATAATTGGTAAGTTGTCATAATTCCTATTGTTTTAATTTCTTATACAAATATAAGCAATTTATATATTACCAAACAAGTAAAAAGTAATTTATTTATTGCTTTTTATATTATTTATATTTATTATTAATAATTGAATGTTTTTTATTATATTTGTATTATGGCTAAGAACGGAAACATACACCCGAAAAGAATATTTAAGACCCCTGAGGACTTAGAACAAGTGTGGGAAGAATATAAAGACGATTTGAAAAATCAAGCCATAGAATGGGTTAAAATTCAATATGTAGGTAAAGAAGCTCAGAGAATGGAAGACCCTTATAAACTACCCTATACAATGGATGGTTTTGAGGTTTTTTGTTATAAAAAATATGGCTGTGTTAATCAATATTTTGATAATAAACAAGATTATTATGATGACTTTGTGACTATCTGTTCGCATATTAAAAAAGAAATTCGTTCAAATCAAATCACAGGTGGCTTATTAGGCGTTTATAATCCAAGTATAACGCAAAGATTAAACGGAATTAAAGAACAAACAGACATCACATCTGGAGGTGAAAAAATACAATCAACTCCATCCGCTATAAATGTTCGAATAATCGAAAATAACGATGACGAATAATATTGATTTTTTAGCCACAAAGGTATTTCGTGATATTTGGAATGCTTCCCAATCTGGGAACTATAAATTAATAGTAGAGGAGGGAAGCAGTAGAAGTTCTAAGACATGGAGTAACTTCCAAAACTTATTCTTAGATTTATTTGAAAATCCATTAACAACATGTACTATACTTAGAGATACTCAAAAATCATGTAGAGAAATTGTAGAGATTGACTGGGTTAAATGGCTTTCAGACCCAATGGGTAGAAAAAAGCAATTAGAAAAAAAAGAAATTACAATACAAGAGTTTGATGCTTTTATTAAAAAAGAAAACTTAATAAAGTATTTTTTACGTAACAAAACAAATCACACTTGGACTTTTTTACATAACGATTCTTTTATCAGGTTCACAGGATTAGACGACGAAGATGATGCCATGGGTATGACTCAGGATATATGTTGGATAAATGAACCGTATAAATTTTCGCATGAAGTTTATAAGCAACTATCGCAAAGAACATCGAAGTACATTTTATTCGATTGGAATCCCAAACAATCACATTGGGTTAATGATGAAAAAAAGAAAGACAATACCATTACGTTATTTTCTACATTTCAAGACAATCCATTTTGTCCTTTAGAATCTAAAATACAGATACAGTCTTATCAACCGTTAATACAGTGCGATGTAGTACTAAACGATTTAATGAGTGTTTCAGAGTGTTTAAGCTATGATTTTGAATTAAATGTAAAAGAGTTAAGCAAGAAACAAATAAATGAAATAAAGAGATGTATTTACAACGAGAAAGTAAATAGTGCATCTTTATATCATTGGTTGGTATTTGGTAAGGGTGAGAAATCAGAAAAACCAAACCGTATTTTTAAAGGGTGGAAAACATTAATAAATTCAGACTTTAATAAACTACCGTATCAATCTTATTACGGTTTAGATTTTGGATTGTCAGCACCGAGCGCATTGGTCGAGATGAAATTTGACGGTGACGAAAATTATTTCTTTCGTGAAGTGTTATATTGTCCTTTAAATGATATGAAAGGAACGCTTACGGATGAATTTGAACGTTTAAGAATAGAAAAGCATAAACAAATTATTTGCGACTCGGGAAACGAACTAAATAAAGAAGAAGCAAGAAAATTAAAGAATGCTGGCTATAATGTGATTAATGCAAAAAAAGGTAGTGGCTCTATTGCTGCGGGAATAGAAACTATGCAAAAGAGTAAAATTCATTACGTAAAAGAATCGCTTAATATAGAAAATGAATATGAAAATTATTCGTGGAAAATATGGCAAGGGATACAGATGGACGTGCCAGAAGATAATGGAGACGACCATATTTTAGACGCTATGAAATACGTTATTTCTTGGTATACAAAAGTTTTTCGTTTAAGTTAATATTTTTTTATTATATTTGCTTTTATTATTAATGTTGTGAAACATAACTAAATGGGATTATTTAATTTTTGGGGTAAAAGCAATGTTTCGGTTGAACGTGACCGTAATGGTAATTATAGATATGAATGGCTTGACCAAGAGGGATTTATTAATTCGGAAAAGTATTTAGAATTGTCACTAAGCAATCCCGTGTTGCTTGCTATTATTGCGTTAAGGTCGAAGATTTACTCTCAAATGAAAATTTCACACCTTAATTCAGCGGGTGAGCCTATTAAAAACAGCCCTGTTTTACAACTGTTTAAACAGCCAAATTACTTTCAATCACAAGAAGATTTTTTATTTCAGCAAATGTGGTTTTTATCTGCAAATGGCACGAACTTAACATATAAAGTTGATGCAGGAAGCGTTACGAAAGCAATTTATAATCTTATTCCAAGCGAAATTGATTTAAACGATACGCACAAAGTAATTGAGGGTTCTGCTGTTGTAAAAGGCTCAAATGAATTTACTCCAGTAATGGAAATAGAAATAGAAAAACAAGCCGAGCAATCACTTGAAATACCAGAGCCGACAATCGAAGTCACTCAAAACACGGAAATAGAAAAACAATTATTACAAAACTTATTAAACAAATTCTAAAAAATGGAAGAAATCATTAAAGAATTGGGTCTTAAAATAGACGCAATGAAAACAAATTCAGTTTCTAAATCAGAATTAATCGAAGTACTTTCTAAAGTACAAGCATTGGAAACAGAAGGACAAGAAGTAAAGGCATTAAAAGCAGACTTAGAAGAAGTTACTCTAAAAGTACTAAACATTGAAACTAAAGGAAGTTCAAACAATGTACCTGAAGGATTAGCAAGTCTTTTGACTGAAAAATCAGAGGAATTGAAAGCGATGAAAGAAAAATCAGGCGCTTCGGTTCAAATTACTTTGAAAGCCGCAGGAACAATGGGATTGGCTACAAATGTAACAGGTCAAGTTCCACAAGCTGAAAGAGAATCAGGAATCGCAAGAATTGTTACAAGAAATCCATTTGTACTTCAATTAGTAAACGTTGGGACTATTATGTCAAACGTTTGGGAATGGGTAGAGCAAAAAAATCGTGATGGTGGTGCTGCTATGACTGCTGAGGGAGCTGCTAAATCACAAGCTGATTTTGATTTAGTTGTTGCAAGTGCTAACGTTAAAAAAGTAACTGCCTACATTAAAGTTA